GTTTAGATAGCTACCCACACGGCTTTTCTTGTTCATTGACGTAGGTCTCCAAAGTGGACTATTTTCGCGATGCTCGCCAAAGCTAGGGTGTGCAGTCTTGCTAAAGTAGCGTAGCCCACGGCTGACATAGATTTCGGCAATGGCATCACTAAACGCTGTACCTATGCCCATGCCTTGAAACTCGGGCAGGATCACAGTACGATGCCCACGCCAGTAACTGTGAATATCTCTATTAGTTGAATGTATTGCGGCATGGAACCCAATTGGCTTATCACCTAATAGCAAGACATAGTAATGTGCCGACTTACTAATAGCAGTATCTAGATAGTGATACTTACTGAAATATCTCCAATAGTCGACACTTGTGCTTTTGATGGTAAGTGTAATTTCTGGTCTTGGCCCCAATCGAAGAAGTGACCTCCGTGCTTCTAAGGCACAGAGATCTGTGTCATATATGTAGTCTGGATCTAACCATTCTACTATGTCCCTGTGGCAACTTGCAATGTATAGTGGATCTGTTGTTCCTTGCCGGTCATAGAACTTACGAATACTTAATGCAAGACTCTTAGCAGTATCTCGATCAACAACACTAGTAAATTCATCAATGGCATTGATACCTTGATCTAAAGCTAAGGCCATTTCAAATCTGTGAAACTCGCCATTACTCAACGTGCTTGGCTGTCGAAACCATGTAGGAATACTACGAAGCCCGCAGGCAAGTAGCAGTTCTTCACCACGTTCAGGAGTACTAAAGTTGTTAATAACTTCGGCATCGTGACTATGAATAGAGGACTTTGTATCTTTTAAACTACGCAGGATAGTGCTTTTACCACTGCCTGACGTGCCTACAATCAGTACAATACCATCTTGAGGAAGCTCGGGTATTGCTACCCTTACCTCCTTGTGATCTGTGATATCGTACTTCTTTTTAATTTCTTCTAAATAGCTCATACAATTCCAAAAAAGTTAAAATGATCACGTAATGTCCATGTATCGAGATCTTGTATCGGTTGTCCGTTGTATGTTTCAAAATCAGGAAATACCGTATTGCCATCTTTGTCGAGATCTGACATACCTACTTTGTAGCGTTTGAAGAAATGCCATGGGTCGGTGTTGCGATCGTGCATACCACGTGCATTAAGCAAACTGTCAGATTTTCGTGATACTCGACAAGTAGGTACGTTTAATGCTTGATTAATTGATAACTTATTTTCAATTAAGTAATCACGTACCTGAGATGCCGGGATAACATGTTCAAAAATAGTATCCTTGGCAGTTAAACTTACTCCACGTTGGTGGTAGTGTGATTTAATTTTGCCTTGGATAGCATATTTGTGATAACGACGTAAATGATGGTCGATGCTATCACGCAATAGCCGAGCCCGCATATCCTCCTCAAATACAGTAGTGCGATACAATTCTAACAAGCGTTCTAGCTCTACTGTGGTTGTAGATAAACAATCGGTATAAGCCTTGTCGTTACGTTTAACATTAGCCTTGCGTTTCGGACGATGCTCGGTAAGAGCTTGTTCTAACGCATCCATTAGTATAAGTCCTTTGTAGCAGGAATAAACGGAGTACTTGCATTTAAAGAAGGCATACGTCCGTTCCAAGTCTTATTAAGTTGATGCCAGATAAATGTACCACCAGTGTTCCAGTTCTTAGACATTTTCATGTGCTTAGGTTGGTGTGCTGTTGGCAAACCTGCATAGTATTTCTTATGCCAATTCTCATAGGCGGTACGTACTTTAGTCCAAAACGGGCTTGACTCATGGAAGTCTGCACCAAATAAACTGTGTAAGTGATCACCTAGACTGATTACTTCGTTGTCGGTGTAGTCAATACCATCCTCTTTAGCCAAGTTAAACCAAGCACACATGATCTCAATTTCTTGAGAATCAATTGGACGTGAAGTTGGGACAGTGGTAGTGTACAAGGCAAACTTACGAATGATATCACTGCTATACTTGTCAATCTCTGCCATACGACTAATAGCACCCGGCATATGAGTATCACCAAATTTTTCCGCAGTAACAAACAAGTCTGCACCTTCTAAGTGTTGTTGTTTAAGTTCTGCTTCAACCCATTTAGGATCAGTGTTACCATCTAAACGAACACCTAATACCATTTGACGGAACAAGTCAATCTTGTCTAAAGTAAGTTTACCTTTGTCGCTATTACCGCTGACAAAGTTCATACGTATGTCTGCACGGTTTTTAACTTTGTACAAAATACTTGGAACTTTTACAGTTTTAGGATCTTGCTTGAAAATCATCACAGCAATAATCCAATAAACAATAGCGGTATGCTGAGCGTCCCAGCTGGCAAACAATTTGGTACCAACTGGGTATAAGTGAGCTAAATCGCCACCGGCAACAACTTCGTAGAGTTTGATTGGGTCTGCTTGCACCTCACGGAAGTTAGTTAAAATTTCCGCGCACCAAGGCAAGTTAAGAATGCGCTGAATTGTAATGTCGATTAAAATCTCCGACATATATGTTGCACCTGCTACTGCTAAGTCCAAATCTTCAAAGCAGGTAATGTGGGTGTGCTTCTTTTGGAACTCATTGCAAGCATTGGTAATCATGCTGCGAGCACCTGTTTGTTTAATACGGGGAAGGTTTGAGATAGTGTCGTTAAATCTTGTTCCAAGATCTACGAACTTTGACCCAGAATGATTATACTGGGAATTTTGTTGTGAAGCATAAGATTGCGGTTGTGTTACTGTAAAGTTAGCGACTGCCATTTTAATTCTCCTATTAGATTGTAATTCCCATCGGCGTAGCCCTTATTGGCATGTCCTCTGGCAACTTTTTACTACAGTTCTAATAATATACTAAAGAGTATCAAGTGTCAACTATTTTTGGTAATATACAGGTTAGTGTACACTAACCGTTGGCTTCTAGATTATTTAGGTAGGATTTTAAGTCGCTACTGTAGAGTGTTAAGAGTGTGGCTTCTTCTGACTCAAAGACAAGTAGCTTTGATCTCTTTAAAAGATAGTACATGCCCTTGAAATATCGCTCAAGTTGCAATAGTTGATGGTTAGTTAACTCTTCTGTGAGCTCAAAACTATAGCTTTGCATTTTGAGATTGGACTTAACAAACTGCAGGCCAGCCAAACTTAAACGAAGACTATCGGGGTCAGTAGGGTTCTTCCACCAGCGCCGTTGCATGTCAGTAGTCATGCCAATAGGAATACCAGCTTGGTCTACAAATATTTTAGTAAGCTGACGTTGAGTGTAACGCTTATTTTGGGAAAATTTGCTCACCGGCACGTAAAAGTACTACCGAAAATTTATCGCTCTTAAACAAGGTATTGAGCTTTTTGCAAAGATTAATCGCATGTCCGCTATTTGAGAAGGATACTTTTTTATATTTCGGGCCAGGGTACGACACAAGTATATTGTGTGTCTTTAGATTGATGGGTTGGTTGTCATAGAATACTGCCCAGATGCCTTCAGAGGCTAACACCTGTTCGCTTTTATATGTTGTCTTGTTTACATGATCCAACAGCACCGTTGGTTTAGGTCGACTCATGATGTTGTTCCTTTTAACTTTTTTGTTTGTGATATCTTTAACTTAGTTTCTTCAGAGTGACTCTTACCACGCATACCAATATTAATTTGTTGAGATCTTTTGTCTTTAATTTTATCTATTGTTTCTTTAGAATGTTTCTGTCCTGTGCGGAGATTCAGTTGTTTTGCTCTTGCTTCTTTAATTTTTTGTTTTACTTCCGGAGAATGAGTATATTGTCCTTTAATTCGACCACCGCCATCAAGGCCATTTTCTATTTTTAAGTTTGCCCACGAGGCCGACTCAACAATATTGTTTTCAGAGGAAAATTTAGTAGCATACTCAACTAGCGAGTCTTCAGTTACGAACAATTGACACCAGTGTGTAGTTATATCAAATCCGTGTGCTTTTAGATGATTTAACCAGCGATTTCCTGACCCAGAATATTTAATTGGGTCTTTCCTTGTGGTTTTACCAAAATACTGTAACCCGGTGATATTATGTTGCTTAATATATAACCATGTGGGTTTGAATGCTGACATTTTAACTATCCTTGATATACAGTTTATTTATCTCAATATATACCCAGTTTATTTAAAACCGCCGCCATCCATAGTAATCTGCGTAACTTCTGTGGCAACAGTACTATCCTTGCTTAAACCGGCAATAGTGGCCATCAAATCATAAATTTCAGCATGTAAACCGCGAGCTTCGTCGGCATTTAAGGTTAGAATCTTGGCGTTGGCTTGATTCATTGCTCTTACTTTGTCATTGAACTTTTTAATTTGTAGTGATACGTTATTATCCATTTGCTTCTTTCATTGATTCTACCATGCGCTCTTGAGTTTTAAATGGACCTTGGTATTCGTAACGATTTAACGTAATCAGTTTAGGGCAGTATGCACGGACCCATGTGCTACTAAACTTAATGATATAATAGCCTGCACAAAAGAAACTCTTTGACTTTGCGCCTTTGGTGTAGATAGGCAAGTAACGTTGAACATCTAGTACTTCATTATTGGGCTGTGTATTAGTAGGAAACCCATATACATCGTATGTATCTTGTTTAACTTTCTTTGGCTTCTCGGCCTTGACAAATTCAATATTGTACTTGGCACTGATCATTTTAATGCTAGGAAATTGTTCACGTTGATTATCGTGTACATATACAAATCCGCCTTCTTCCACGGCCATGATGTTTCCTACCTTGTTGCCATACCGCTCAACAATCCACATCTTATTCTTTACAATCGGTTTAGCAATCATTTCAGTCATACAAGTAATCCTATCATTGTTATATATGTTAATGCGTGTAGGTATTGGTCAAGGCCCAATAACCACCAAAACTTTTCACTTGACTCTGGCTTCCATCCAAAATGAGCATTTAGATTCATTTTTGCCCAGTCAATATGATAGTGTACTACAGCATCTGCAACGGCAAATACCAATGCTATAGTAATATCAAACCAGATGAAACAAAGGTATGTGCCAATGCCATGTAGTGTGGCATGTATTAGGCCACCTGGGTGTCCATACTTGCCTTTGTTCTTCCACTGATATTCCCATTGTAGGGGAAAGTCTATAATGAAGTGTTTAGTAAACAAGCAAATCAATAATAAAGTTAATGTCATTTACGCAACTTTCTACATTCTTCTTTCATAGCAGGAGTATAGTCTGGACTAATTTCCGCAATACTACAGTTAATCATTACCTGCCCTGACATAGAACTATTAATGCCATAGAATAGTAACCCCATCAGGATAGCCAAAGTTGCCAGCGCAGGCCACATTAACAAGTGTTCTTTAGCAGTAGTCATTTTCTTTGAAATACATAATTTAATGCAATAAGGGCAATATCAAGTACACAACTTGTCCACTCACCCTTGCCAAAGTCCACTAGCAAGCACATACTCATCCAGCCGATTGTGAACCAACTGATTTGTGTAAAGTGCAGGTCGTACCAATATAAAAACTTTTTCATTTCTTCATCCATTCTTTAATTTTGTCAACGGTTTCTTTTTCGATTCCAAGGAATCCGTGATGTGAAATACCCGAGCATTCATTACCTCCGATATCACCGCCATCCATCATGATAGTATCTGTACCTAGTGCCTTGGAGTGGGTAACAGCGCCTGGTCCGTTGGTCCATTTACAACTATCGCCAATGTGACCGACTACAATATTTTTACTCTTTAATCCAGTGCTGTCAAAACTGCCCACAGCTGAAGTATGTATAAACCCTGCAACTTCGCCATCTATGTGTGTTGCTAGATACATTGTGTCAGGTGTACTATAACTAGTACCAGCAACAAATATTTTAACTCCCGGATATCTACGTTGCAAATCATCAATTAATCCACGCATACGGTCAACGCTACTAAACCGATCTATAACTACTGTTACAGTTTCTTTGTCGGCAAACAGTATTCTTGATCGAATTAAAAAGTTACCTTTGGTATTAAAGAAGATTGTACCGTCTGCTTCTTTTTGTAATCCTATTGTGCCATTGCCACCGGGCATTAAAATAACAGCATACTTGGGTTTCGCACCTGGATATTCTGTTAGTAGATATGGAATTTTATCTCCATTGGCATAATGAGCAGTATCTACATACTGGTCTGGTGCATAGGTAGCAGACGAAAAGTCTGCAGGATTACTTGGGTTATGCTGTGCATACACCACGGAACTAACTAATAAGCAGGATAACACTAATAATTTATTCATTTACTTTTCTTAGTTTGCCGCAGGACGTCTACGTTCATAATCGGTACGTTGTAATTCTGACCAAACAAGATTCTTTTTAGCCAGGCGAGCTTGACGCCAATCCATAACAGTGGCTACTAACATAGCACCGAAGAATCCAATACCTATTCCAGTAGCAAGGAATAATCCAGCATACATTATCCACATATTATTTCTCCGGGTACGGTGCTTCTAAGAAACGAACATAACTATCAGCCATCTCTGACATCTTAATAAGATCATACTTGCCGCAGAACTTTAAGAAGTGTGCTCCTACCATGGGGCGATTTAACAGAACTGCTCCTTCGGCGATAGTAGTAGTAATCTTGGCTTTAATATCGTCCGGTTGTGCAGATAAGTCGACTAAGACCACATTGCGATTATAATCATCTAGAACCTTATGCTCTACTTCATTATGATCAGTCCAGCGTTGTAGCATTAGATTATTCCATGCAAAGCCCTTCTTATCTTTGTCGGCAAAGGCTTCTTCAAGACCAGTTTTAGTCTTAGTTCCTTTCCGACGTACTCCCGGGTAAGCCGAAAATACGTTGTCGGTGGGGTCTCCCCGCATACACTTTTCGAAAAGAATCCACTTAGGATCCGGAATGACCTTTGCTTCCTTAGTTTTTTTATCGATGACTGCTTTACCCTTTTTGTCGAAAATACCTTGAATAGTGTGGAGCTCATCTGCGATCCCGTTGTATTGATTTACGTTGTCTGCTAGTAGTTGATGGAAGTCACTATCGCTTGATACGATAGTGTGATGATCTGTTGGGTGACTCTGAATCCAACCTGCAATTAAGTCATCTGCTTCTAAATTTTCGTGTTGCAGTACTGTGCAGTTGGTCTTGTTGGCAAGATAGTCTTTAAGGTTATCAAATGATTCCCAAAAGAGTTTATCTTCCTCTTGTTCTGTTTCTGTAAGTGCCGCACGTGCCACAGCACGGTTAGCCTTGTATGGTGTATAAAAGTCTTTGCGCCAGCTACGTCCTTCTAAGAAGAAAATAACGTGATCTGCTTTTTGATCTCTCCAACTTTTACTAACACTACCTAGCGTAGTATGTATAGCAAAACCCAGTTTATCCCAAGTATCTGCTTGGCGGTGAGCGGCGTGTCTAGCACGGAAGAATGTGTTTGCGGTATCTACAAGTAAGTATCTCATTGAGTTATAATAGCATTTAATGATTAAGCTGTCAAGTTCTTTTCGACTATGCGTTGATATAAGAACTCTGCCCATGCACAATGGGCATCTACACCAAAATGGTAAGACGTTGGGTTAACTGTTTTAAATCCTTTTTGGATGCACCAATTGTAGTAGGTAAGATCTGGATTATATGGGTCAATATATGAATTGCCCCAGTCGAGCTCTTTATGTGGAATGCTGGATACAGTTATCTGTCCTGTACGTATAGGAGCAAAGTGGCTATAGGTATTAAAGAATACATGCGGAATGTTTAATTCATCCAATTCTTTATGGAAGTTATGTATACGTGTGTGCCATTCCAGCAAGCGTTTTTCTCGATATGGCTGGTCCTGCATAACGACCCATTCTTTATATTGCGTTTTCAATTCGTGAGGAACAGTATCTGTGCCACTTGCAGTTACTTGGTAATAGATTCCATTGTGAAGCCATTCTTCACGTTCCCAAGTTGACCATCCTATAACAACAAGATCTGGTTTAGAGTCGTTTGGAAAGTTTGCTAGATATTCCTGCGTGGTTCTTAGAATCCGGTCATTGCTTGCAGCACTTTCAGCAGCGCATTCTAGAACAGCATACAACATATTGGCCAGTTCGCAACCATAGCTAACACGTAGATTGTCTGGGTGAGGTTGTCGGCCCAGTGCCCAGTACAAGGGATCATCTTCTGCAAAAGCATGTGGGTTAACTGCTTCAGCACCTGCGCTATGGCTATCACCATTTACATATACAATCATACTGACCTATATTAACTTACCTCGGTGCGTCCATCACCGATATCTCTACGATTGATTTCTCTAGGACGATCATTAATTGGTTGATTGGCTTCCCATTGTTCAAAGTTTTCGGCTACCACGTTCTTACATACGTCTTGGAACCATAGGTCTACCATGTCACTATCTGTTTTGCCTTTGTATCCGGCACGTACCAAGTTTGTGATGAACTTTTCATTCCAGTCTAATTCAAACGCACCATTGCCGATATTATCTGGATCTAATTCCACTGCTACTACACTAACCCAAGGTTCTCCTTTGGCGTCAGCTGCTTGTCGCGGAGTCATTCCTGTAAAATCAATCTTCTTGGTTGTCTTGACTTTAGGTGTTGCAGTTGCTTTAGCCACTGGCTGTTTAACTGCAACTTTCTTAGTTACTGTTTTCTTTGCTACTGGCTTTTTAACTGCAACTTTCTTAGTTACTGTTTTCTTTGCTACTGGCTTTTTAGTTGCCATTTTCATTCTCCTGAATTTCTAACCATGTATTTTACTTGACTTAGGTACTCATAGTCAACTGGTACACCAGTAGTCCAATCTGTGGGTCCTGTTTGCACCAACAACATTTGTTCTTTTCTACGGTCCCATACTAACCAGTACAGGTTACCCATTACTACTTGAAACTGGTATTCGGCAGCATGCACCATGTCGGTGATATCTAACCGACGTTTAATACCTTCTGCTTGCTTTTGTAGTACTGCAACTAGTTCCATAATACGATCATACTCCTGCTGGGCATACATCCTAGCATGATTGATCATTATGTCTTTTTGTTTAGTGACAGGTACAAGATCAAACTTTGGACCACTAGACTCTGTAGGATACGTGCTAACATTTCTATTAAAGAAGGGTATTAAGACATTGCCCACAGTGATATCAAAGCTGGTACGCCCGTCACTGACATTAGACCTTTTATCAGTCACTGTTTTAATTTCTGTATAATGTATTCTACTTCGTTGTAGTAACGATGTTCTTCAACTGGAGTTCCAGGCCCAGTCCATACTGCTGTACCTTTGTAAGCATGGGTTAGCCAAAGACGCCGACCAGTTATATGGCAACGCTTAGGCCATAGCAAATAAACTAATTTAAACTCTGCACGAGTATTAAAAGGATCGTATTGTTCGTCCATCCACATTCCTGTTATATTCATTCCGTATAAGCCTTGCGGAAACATTCCGTACCTTACTTTCACTTGCCCCAACCATTGCCCCACAAGTCTACGTGCAAGCGTGGGCTATAATTAAATCCACGTTCGCAACAGATATTGGCAATGTTTAGTTTGTTTGATTCATATGGATCAACAACACCGCCCTGTGGCATCAAGTAAACAACACCAGTAAATCCACCTGCACGGAAAGCATCTACAGCCCGAACTGCCTCGTCAACGTGATCCGTTGTTTCCACAACAAACTTAAGATATGTGTGTCCATATGTTTGATAGATATTAACAACCTTGGGCTTGATAGCATCTTCCCAAGTTTCCCCACTAGCACTTAACTTGGCACTTACGCTAAAGGTAACTTCACGTCCGGGTAATTCATCAACCCAATCGATTAAGTAATCACGAAAGTCTTCATGTAGCTCTTGGGTACCATTGGTTTCAAATGTAATGTTCTTTAAGTCTGCCATACGTGGATGACTCAGCAACTCAGCATAAGCACGTTGCCAACCCAACAATGGTTCACCGCCAGTAATAACCAGGTGTACATCATTGCCGTTATTCTGCGCCCACATGTTATTAGGAGTTAATGCTAACATTTGTTCTACAAGTTCTTCTGTAGTTAATGTTGGACTTAGGTGTTTAAATGCAGGATGCCAACTTGCGTAACTATCGCAACCTGTTTCAACTAAGGGTAAACTTAAGAAAGTATCATATTTGCTAACTTCTTTAGCAACTTCATCTGCACCTGTGGATTTTTCACCGGGCTTGCAACCAAATGAACTACACGTAAAATTGCAACCATACGTCCGCAGAAAAACTGATGGCACGCCAACAAATCTTCCTTC